CTCATAACTCAGCTGGTTCAGCACCATGGTTTTAACGATGGTGCCAAACGTTATAATATAATTAAAAATTATACTATTGCGTTAGTCGAGTTGAGGAATCCTACGAATCCTTCGTGGGTATCCACTTCGGAAAAGTATAATATTCCTTCTAAGTTGGGACGAAATTTCTCTCAACTTATAGCTGATTACTTTATAAATACAGATACCTCACTGAGGCCGAAGTATATACAAGTAATCCTAACCATTCTAAATATTGTCAGAATGGTGGATGGCTTAACGGACTCGGATTTTACATCCGTGACCGATAAAGCTAAGCCTATCGACGAGTTATTTTTAAAAGAGTTTGAAACATATGTTTCAAAAACTTTGGAACCTTATAAGTATGATGCTGATCTGGGAAGTCTCAAAGGATACCGCTTCAATTTAATGAAGAACGGACCCAATGGAAAACCTAAGATCGAATCTGCTTTAGAGGAGGCAATATGTCTTGTTAATAGTACTTTATTCAGACCTTACAAAATAATTTGTTCGGAACTGAAATTTGAGTATCTATTAAGTTATCTGTCAGAGCTTAATGTTCTGGCCGATACCAACAAGCAACTGATCCCACAGGACTCGCATACTCAATTAAGAAAATTAGTCTCAGTACCTGATTCTGGTTTTAAAACCAGAATTGTGGCTATTGTAGATTTCTGGTCACAATTATTGCTTGAGCCCATTAGGACTCATGTTCAATATGTTACCAAAGAATTATACAGTAAAACTGACTTTCGGTTGAACCAAGATAGCGGCGTCGCCGCTATGGTTTCTTTCCAAAAGAGTTGTCTTAATGAAGAAATTGTCAATAATCATCAATTGAATATTCATTCATTGAAGTTTTATGATATTTCTTCATGGACAGATAGATTTCATCGTGACTTACAAAAGATCACTATGAAACACCTATTCAGTTCAAGACTAATGGAGAGCTGGGCACAATTAGTTGTGCACTGCCCTTGGCATGTTGGAGGTCTTGTCAATACTGTAAAGTATGGTCAAGGCCAAGGAATGGGAACGAACGGATCTTTTGATATTGCAACTTTAACGGACCATCTATTAATAAATTTTGTAATAGATGAGAAATCCAGTATTAGAGAAATTTTTCCTAATAATGGATGTTACGGTAAAGTTGGTGATGATCTTTGGATCTACGATCCAGATGATCTAATCTCAAAAACATATAGCAAGATTAATCTTCCTATAAATTTTGATAAATCAAAAGAATTTTCAGAAATCGGCAGTACTGCCGAATTCTGTAGTCGAACGTTCCTCAATGGAGTTGATGTATCTAGGATTTCTCCTAAGATCATCAATAAATCCAAAGATTTCCGTTACATGCCAACCTTAATGAGTTTATGCGCGTCCAGAGGAATACAGTTGGACCGTGCGTCTTTCAAGACCCTTGACAATACTGTCAAAGGTAGTGAAATAACCTACTTTGAG